CTCCACCGCCATACGTTGAACCAATCTATTACGATGTCAATGGCGAAGAGTGCTATCAATGCTTCCGAGACTGTCCATGTATGGACTGTGTTTGTACACGTGAAGGCAATCCTATGGATGTCTAATCAATAGACCGCAATATCATCAAGAGAACTACTTTATACTTATTCTAATGGACGGCTTTCAGGCATATCAAATCTACAACGCGCTTAAGCTACACTTTACATCTAACTATGACGCTGTAAAGTATAACTTCAGAACATCAGCGAAGAGAGATTCATTCGAAAGACGACGAGATCGTTACTTTTTTGAGAAGCTCTCTCGTCGGTTTGATAAGGAAAAGCTAATACAATTCTGTACAGCCAATCTAATTCATGATCCTACAGTCTGGGTCGGTAACATGACCGATACAATACATAACGACTATATTGGTCGACACGACAAGTTGACGTATATGTTGACTCAGGACATGAATTTGATGGTTGACAGAGGGTATTCCTTTGACCAGATATGCACAACCTCTGACAACTTTAGCAGCAATCCACTGCTTGAGACACTAAGAGCATCAGAAATTAGCCACGAGTCTGTGGTATTGGTGGATATATTAGTCAACTTTCTTAACCGCCTGAAGAGTGACCTGAGTGACCCGTTGGATATCAATAAAGATTCAATCGATCTACTTATTAAGTATAAAGCAATCATGCTCCGCACTCCAATAGCAACAGGAAAGCTAAAGCAGAAGCTTGTGAGTATCTTTGCCTAACACTGAATCTTTATGGTGTACAAATGGCTAAAACTGTGGTATAATAGTCATATAAATAACTCTCCGGTTTAGTAACCCTAAGCCAACCAACGCAATGCAATACATTGTAATACTAAAAACAACAAAACAAAATACAAATAATATATGTCCTTTGCAAATATGAAGCAAAATCGCAGTGATGCGATTACTAAACTGGTGGCAGCATCCAGTAGTACTAACGAAAAGAAGTCTTACGGTGATGACCGTATGTGGAAACCTACGGTAGATAAAGCAGGAAATGGTTACGCCGTTATTCGCTTCTTACCAGCAGGTGAAGGTGAAGATCTTCCTTGGGTACGTTACTGGGATCACGGCTTTAAAGGAGCTACTGGTCGCTGGTATATCGAGAAGTCTTTGACTTCTGTCGGTCAACAAGATCCTGTATCTGAACTCAACTCACAGTTGTGGAACTCAGGTCGTGATGAAGATAAGGAAACAGCACGTCAGCGTAAGCGTCGTCTACACCACGTCTCCAATATTCTTGTTGTATCTGACTCAGCTAATCCTGAAAATGAAGGTAAGGTATTCCTTTACGAGTACGGCAAGAAGATTATGGACAAGATTATGGATGTGATGCAACCACAATTCCAAGATGAAACTCCTGTCAATCCTTTTGACTTCTGGGGTGGTGCTAACTTCAAGCTTAAGATCCGTCAAGTTGAAGGCTATCGCAATTACGATAAGTCTGAATTTGACAGCGCTACTGAACTATTCGCTGCTGATGAAGCACAACTCGAAGGTGTATACAACAAGCTCTATAAGCTTAGTGAATTCACTGATGCTGAAAACTACAAGTCCTATGCTGACTTGAAGAAGAAGCTCTTCGAAGTTATTGGTGAAGCTGAAGTATCTAATGGATTCACTCCTGCTCAAACAGTTGAGATGAATACTACTAAGGAAGTAAAGTTCGATGCTCCAGCTCCTACTGAGGCTCCTATTGTCGATACACCAAATATCGGTGAAGGTGATGATGGTGACGGTGAAGACACCCTTTCATATTTTGCTAAACTCGCCAGCCAGTGATAGCATAAGTGAAGTAAACAACTAACTAGAAGGGTAGTCTTAAATGGCTACCCTTTTTTTGTCTAAAAGTCGTCGTCAGTCATTCTTGCGCCTCTGCGACCACGACTGGCACGTCTACTTGCCTTTATCGAACGACTGTTGTCGTTTACCATAATGGTTGTTGGATTCAAAGATACATTCCCTTGAGAAGATGCAGGAGCAGACGATTGAGCAGCTGGGACCATAACTACTATTGGCGCTGAACCACCTGTTGATAGATCGTCCATACCACCGCCATTAAGATTACCTCTACCGATCTCCGCTTTAATTTCTTCTCGTGGAATCAGTGCACCACTTTTCTTATCGACTCCAGCAAATTTATACAAGGCAGCAGGAGTAAGCTTATGTGCTACATTCAATGGGTTAAACTTTCCTCCCGTACGACTTTCATCATACACTGGCAGAAAGTTTCTTAAGATTGACCGAGCAAAATCAGATGCCATATCACCAATGTTACTTAAGCTTTCAGCTATCCCAGCAAAAGCTTCCTTTGGATTTTTAAATAGGTTAACAACATAATCGACGACACCCTGTACAAGATCACCAACGCCTGTGATAAGATCCTTAATCATGTCTTTAAAGCTGAACGCTGCTAATGATTCTTTTGCATCTTCGAACCCGAACTTCCCTAGAATCCAGCCTACACTGCTCTTTAATAGATCTAATGGGACACCAACTAAATTGGCTACTATCTCACCTAGAGCACCGTACAGTCCATCGGTAATCTTACCTAACATCGACTCACCATCTGATTCTCTGAATCCCTGTAGGAAACCCTTTAGACCATCAAACACCGTCATAGCGATAGTAATAGGCAGGAATAGTTTACCAGCTACAGCACCGAATAGCTTTGCGAATTTGGTGACAGTGGCGAAGCCGACCTTTAAACCACGTAAAACTGGTTTGAATAGTGCTATCACGGTCTTTGATCGTTTACCTAAAGCGCCAAACCGTTTAGATATCTTGTCAAATGGTCCTTTGAAAAAGTCTCCAATACGTGCAAAGAATTTTGTAACAGGCGCGAATATCTTCCCAAGTCTTCCCTTTGTAAGACTATCTAAGAACTTGAGCTCGACTGATAGTTGTTTAAAGAATGCGCCTGCTGCAAAGACTGGTGCTAGAATAAGAGCTGCTGCAGCACCTAATGCAATACCTAAAAACTTTAAAGCATTGGCGCCCTTTTGTTTTAAACTCTTACCTAATTCTGAAAAGCCATCAGCGATATTCTCACCAATGCTACGGATACCATTAAACATACCCTCAAACAACGAGCGTTGCTCAATGTTAGCCTCAAGACGCTTTAAATCATTCTTCTTTGATTCTTCTACAAGAGGTTTAGCGATGTCAGAGGCGTTATCGATTTTAACCGATGTCTTATTCTGGATTGTAACCTTCTGAATTACACTTTCTAAATCTTTTTTGGTAAGGGGTTTGTCGGCCATATAATCTATTTATACGAAAAAAAGGGAAAGCGCTATAAACACTTTCCCTCTTCTTATTGCCTTTGCTGTTCTCTTAACTTTTCTTCTTCAAGATGATCTTTTAACAATGTTATGTAAATTTCCCTCTCCCACGGCAATAAATTTTCTAGTTCTGTTAAACTATACTTATGGTGCTGAACCATCGAGAACTGAACATGATAGTAGTTCTCTAACGACGTGTGGGCGAGGGCTAACCGAAAAAATCAGCAAGCCCCGATAAGGTTCTTTTAGTCTTATGACCATGTGAACAGGTGATGTCGATAGTATGCTCAAGGCGAGGGATTTGTACTATCCAGTCTTGAATCTTTTCCATTTGAGCGTGACTTAACGAATCAATGAAGTGTTCAAGCTCCTTTTGATTTGTATCAGCGACTGGATATACATCATCCGCATCGTAAATTGTTTCAAGCACTGATGCAATGCTCTCGGTAATAACACTATCACTCTTTGTTCGAGTAGCACGTTCCATCTCTTTAAGACCTGGTGACTTCAGCATAACACCAACTGTATCGGTCAACTGGATCTTATTGTCAATCTTCTTATCGAGATTCTGTACTTCGACTGTAGTTAAATCAACCTGTGTGGTTACATACTCATCACACTCTCCACATTTAATATTCAGTTCAGCTGTTTCACCCACACTCTTAGCCCGTAGATTCAGGAAGATATATTCTAGATCATACATCGTAAGTGAATAAAGATCTAGTGTATCGTATGTACAGGCGCGGATAATATCCTTTAGCGCGCTTGTCATTGCTGATTGTGTACCTGCTTCCTGCGCAATCATGAGAATCTTCTCTTCTTTCACGAGGAATGGTCTGTACTCGACTGTCTTACCCGATGACGGGACAGTTAAGTGATATGTTGGTGCTACTATTTTCGGTAATGCCATAATATTATATTAGTTTGTTGTTTAAATGAGTCGTCTTAGGGCTCCTAATTTGTTCTTTACACTGCTAGCGAGTGATGAGATAGCGCCTTGCACTTCAAATCGATCATACACCATCGTGACACTCAACGAATGTTTAGCATCTGAACTATCGTTACTTAGTTCGATACTATTCACACCAGTCGGGTAAGCACCTATTAGTTTAACACCGTAGATTGGTGTATTGTTTCTATCCAGCTGTTGTATCAAGACATCTGTCTTATACTGAGATGGGTACGATACTAGATTAGTAACTGGATCGATAACGCTGCCCTGCCACTTATCAAAGAATTTCTTACAGTAGTAGTCATTGGTCAAGAGAAACGAGAAGTTGATATCCTCATCTATTACCGTGACAGGATACTTACGAGGGTTGCGACCAATGCTATCATAGTCACCGGTCTGTATTAACCTGCCGGGTAGTGAACACGATTCACACAATATAGTAATATCGCGAGGATCGTTCACTAATCCACCAAGACTAAAGGTACCACTTAAAGCAGAAGCTGCCATCGACTGTAAATCGAGATTCAACAGAGTCTGAGTAGGCGGCGTCATAGTAATACTAAACCTGTTTGCTTGAGCTATGCCACCTCGTTTACCAATCGTTGACTTCAAGTCATCAATTGTCGACGGGTTAATAGCGTTCTTAATGTCGTTAAATAAAGCCATAAGTATATTTATACCTGTTTCTTCGATTCTTGCCACACAGAATTCTTACTTGCCTTCTGAAACGATTCTGATGGCATAAACAAGACCTGTTCCCACTGATCAGCAGGTACTTCAACGATCTTCGACTTTACATGCTTAGTCAAATAGTGTTTAAAGCACGGCGCAAAGTACTTGAGTTTAGAAGATCCCTTTAACAGATCATACTTCAACCTCAAACGTGTCGATTCATCATACCTCTTGTTATTGGTATAGTCCAGAAGTCTATCAAAAAATATAGCACGCTCTTTATGAGGTAGGTAATGCAGATTCAAACCATAAAATCCACCTTTCGCTTTCTCTACCATAAAAATCAGAGGAAATCTATCGTAATAAGGCAGTGTCTTCTTATGCTTCGGGTCATAAAAATACATAAACATACGACCAGACAAAGGTTTCGACTTATCAAACTCCGATAGTAGCTCTTTACGATTCAAGCCCATCATACTCTTCAAAGCATTCTGATACCACTTCAGCGATTCAGTACTATTCTTTTTAAAGCCAGCAGCAGTCGCTTGCTTATTCAGTTTGTCGTAAAAGTTTGCCATATATTCTATATTTATAAGTATTGCTGTAGTCTATAACAGCTTAATCCCTTTAGCACGTATTACATGTTCATCCCATATCTCAAACTCCATCCCTCTCCTATCAGCAAAAGACTTAGCAGCCTCCCATTTCGATATATTCTTAGCATAAGTAAATACTTCCTTCAAATACTTCTTTGTTTTACGCTTACCTTGCTTCGGGGCTATAGTTTCTTTATTAGGTTTAATCTCTACCAGTGTACACTTACGTTTAGCGCTCGAGCCATCGTTAGACTCCCACCGTATAAACAGGTCTATATAGTACTTGTGTAGCTTGTTATCCGTACGACACCTATAACCTACAACGTACTCCTCACTCGACCAGCCTTTTACTGCAGGATTATTGTCAAGATATCTGAAGCACTGTCGCTCCCATAGGCTACGATACTTTACATTAGCCCAATTACCCTCGTACTTTGCTTTGTTCTTTACCTTATATGTTCCGCTATACGCCATAGTAACTATTTATCTATTCTATTATACCATAGTATAGCTCCGATGTACACCATATAAAGTGTTGATTACCAGTACTTTAGCCTGTACAACTGTTATGGTTTGTGGTATAATAATTAAATGCTAACAAGGGCAGCACTAGATTAGTTTATCAACTACATGTTATATAAATAGATTACATGGCAATCTATTCACAATTATTACAAGATGCATCTACTGCAGCAGGGAAGGTGACTCAACAAGCTTCTTCAGGATTACAACAGAACTTGTCTATAGGTAATCGGAATGGAGGCAATGAAACGTTAGAGTTTCCCTTAGACCTTGCTGATCTCGATCGACCTATAGTACGATTTAGTTGTATACCCCACGATTCGTCTATACCAATCGAGTCTATATGCTTTCCGATACCTCAGGGATTAGCCTTTAATGACAGCGCGAGCTATAGTACTATTAATATGGGTACTATTAGTGCTATGGCAGATATCGCAAAAGCAGCAGGCGGAGCGACTGGTATAGGTAATAAGATTAAAGCTGCAGCCGGTGAAGCAGGTGCACAGTCCTTTTCAGGAGGTGGTATTGGTGCATCTATTCTTTTAAGTCGCAAGCTTGGACTAGAGACTACTGCTAAGACACTTGAGTTTAGTTCTAAACAGGTAGTGAATCCCCGTACTAATACAGCATTTGATGGTAATACACTACGATCCTTTCAGTTTGACTTTAAATTGATTGCAAGTAACGAGGCAGAGGTAAGGTCTATTGACTCTATTCAGAATGTATTCCGTAATAATACTTATGCTGCTGAAGTTGGAGGCAGAAAGACTATGCTACAGTACCCATCACTATGGCATATTGAATTCCTTTCACCAGACATGACAGAGCTACAGTACATACCAAAGATCTTTAGTTGCTATATTACTGCATGTAATACTACTATTAATAGTAGCGATAACACATACCGTAATGATTATAGCCCGCATGAAGTCGATATTAGTCTACAATTCCAAGAGTCGAAGATACTTACAAGGAATGAAATAGAAGACCTCGAAGCAAATAGCAATAGAGCCAATGCCGATACCGCATTCATATCACAGAAGTCACAGGATCTTGTCTCAGCTCAGAACAAGCTTATAAGTAAACTAGCTAGAGACGAACAGAATATAGGAGAACAATCTTAATGTCATTTTTTAAACAGTTTCCCAAGGAGACATATAGTATAGAGACAGATGGTATCAGTACTGATATAGTCGATATCTTCCGTTATGTAGATGTGGTCGAAAAAGCATCACAGAACGTATTAGCATATAAGTATGTTGATGCCTTCGATGGCGAGAGACCTGATAACTTGTCCCAACGCTTGTATGGTACACCTGATTATTATTGGACTTTCTTTCTTACTAACGATTTTCTGAAGGATGGTTTAACCGCTTGGCCTAAAGGTGATAGTGAAGTTCGGAATTTCGTTGATAACCAGCATAAAGATCTTGCAGCGCTGAGGTTTCCCGTGATACGATTCGGTACAGATGATATCCGTACTCTTGCTGGATTGCCTCTCATGGACGATAATTATAAGCAGTATTTACAACTGTACCACTTGTACGATACTAGCTTCATAGATAATCAACTGGTTCAAATATACGCGACAGCTAAGCTCGTAGATTACAAGCCGAACCTTTCTCAGATATGGATTGACACTTCTACTATAGCGTGGAGTTCTGACTATGGACCCTTCATGGAGCAAATTGGAGACGGCGGAGCGCTTGATACCGAATATACCCGTAGAGCTCAGAGTTTAATTTATCCAGCTGGAGAGACGTCTGATAGTTACCAC